AGAAGGAGTAAATAATGCTGTATCAGTCCAAACATAAATTGCATCTCTACCTCTGATAGCTCCTCTAATTTGTGACCCGTCAGCTAGTCTTTGTGTACCAGCTGTATTAGTTGCTGTAGGTGTGTATGTATTTATATCCTCTTGGTCTGAGAATCTTACAAACATATCATCTTGTGTAGACGTATCTCCAATAGTTGTTTCTGTTCCAAAAAATACTAAGTGTCTATCCGGAGTAGATACTAACATATGACGTGACGCTGTTGGTGCACCAGATATAATACTTGCTCTGATTGTCTCTGCATTTGTTGCAGCAGAATTCCATTCAAATACAGCGCTGTCATGTATAAGACAAATTGCTTTGTCACCAAAATTATCTAATGACCACATACCTGGTTCTAATACCAAGTCACCTGATGCAGCCTCACCCCATGCTACAAAGTTAGTTGTGCTTGTAACAGTTGCACCTCCACTGTGTGCAGCTTTTGTTGTACCTCTAACTTCTCTAGTAACACCTGTAAGTTCATTACCAGATATACCTGTGTAAGATATTTCTTCATTATCTATTTTTATAAAATTTGTACCTGAGTCTGGAAACTGTGATACATCTCCTAATATTATTCCTGTTGTAACAGTATCCGTAATACCATTAGTTAATGTAGTAGTAGGTTCACCAGCTACCTCACCACCCCAAGATCCAAGAGACCAACCAAAACCTTTTGCTTGAACTGCAGGTCCTACTGGGTAGTAATGTTGTACTCTAATACCACCTGATGTTGTTGCACCTGATCCTGATTCGTTCGATGGCATTGTAATCGTAATCGTTGTGCTTGTTGGCACAGTAGTTACCATAAATTTTTTATCATTAAAATCTGCAGCAGCAAAGTTTGAATTAGTTATTGCACTAAAATTATCTAATAAAATAATATCTTGTGCAGATATACCATGATCTCCACTAAAAGTTATTGTAACAGTTGATGATCCGTTAGTAGTGGTAAATGCACTTGTAAGTGTTGTTGTAGATTTAATAGGATGTATGTCATAAAACACACCACCTGAGTATGCATATAAAATTCTATTTGTGCCAATGATTGCGTATTTTCTAGCTTTACTATTTACAAAATGATGAAGACCTCTTCCAGCCCCTGTTAGTTTATCGTCACCAAGTTGTTTCCAACCACCTATTTTTTCAGGCGAACCATATCTAAATCTAACATTATCACAATCTACCCATTGACCTTCAGCTGTAGTCTCTGTAATTTGTTTATTGATTCCAGGTAGAAATCCTATTTTTTGTAGCATATGACTCCATTATAATACTATTTTACAAATGAAGGTAGACCTAGCTTTGGTCTGCCGTCAAACATGTTTTTATTAGCAAATGGGCCATTTACATGATTATAATGTAGAAATACCTGACCGCAAATGTCGCCCTCAAACGGCTCTCGCCAATGTTCAAGTTCACAGCCATTATATACTAGCATATCACCTACTTCAAGCAAGACTTTTGTGCCTTTGGGTGCATCAGGCTTATGTATGTTCTTATACTCGTCTACGACGTTGTCAGACCCCGTATCGTCGATAAATATGGGCCACGGAGCTCCACCAAGATTTATTGTAGTAGATATCTCACAACTAGGTCTATCTTTATGTCTTTTTAATATATCGCCTTTTTTGTATAATCTTGCATATGAATAGGTTGGTATTAATTGTAAACCTGTTTCTTTTTGCATTCTAGGTAACACTTTCATTAACAATGTTTCCATAACCATATCTGAGTAATGAGAATAAGTATTAGGAACCTGTTGATCTGTCCAAGTTCCAAACATACTATTATCATATATGATGTTATGTTTATACATAAAATCAACCGCATCTCTTTTAAGTAAAAAATAATTAAATATAAAATTAGCTAACTCGTATGACACTGCGTTTTTTATTACTTGATATTTAAACATATTTATCCATTACCTTTACATACCATGGTGGCATAATTTGATCGATATTGTTATTTTCATCTCTTCTTATCTGTAATTGATCAGGAAGATGAAAATATTTTTTAATTTCTTCATCTGTATTTAAAACAGTGCCTTCAATATTATAAGTGTCTGCTTTACAGTTTTTAATTATACAAGGTATTTCTTTAATACCTAATTCGTGTGCTATAGCCACTCTATTATTACCTACAATAATTTTTAAAATATCTCCGTAAGACTCGCCGCCATACTCAATATAAACTGGATCTTTTATTCCATATTTAGATATAGATGATTTTAAAAAATTATAGAATTCTTTTTCTGAACCATCTGCAGAAAAACCATCTTTCTTTCTATTAAAATACGATATTTCATTTATGGGTAGTTTTTTATAAATTAATTTTATCATACGAACATTGTCTTTTGTAAAAAATTAAATGATACAGATATTCTTATATCATTACTCTCGTTTGGTTCAACACAATGCCATAGCCATGCAGGAAAGATAATTATTCTACCCTCTAATGGATCTACGCGAACCTCTCTCCATAGATGTGAAGGCGGCTCTCCTTCTTTTCTTCTAGGCATAACCATATGTGCTGTTGCTCTTGGTTCGTTAAATACTATCTGCCCAGAGTTTTTAGGTGCCTTAATATAATACACACCACTAAAATGACTGTTGGGATGCACATGTGGTCTATTATATCCACCTGGTGGATTTATATTTGCCCACATGTTTCCGATTAAAGGTTCACTTTCTAACCATTCTTCTTGAAATATTTCCATTTGCATTTTAAATAATTCATCAACTAATGGTTTAAACACTGGTATTTGATGCATGTTTGTTTTACTATGCCAACCATTCATATTAGTTCGTTTAACTCCTTTGTCTCTATTAGCCCAATCAACAACTTCTTTTTCAAAGAGTTTGTTATCTAGATTAACATCTTTTGCGTATATGATTGTTGGAAAGTATGCTGCCTTAATCATTTAAATGGTGTGCCTCCAAACCACATTACTAAAGACTTTCTATTACCACGTGTTACAGGTGCAACTCTGTGTCTGACAAATGATGCAAAAAATATTGCATGTCCTTGTTTTAATTTTGCGGCTTTACTCTCTTTCATTAATTCTAAATCACCACCTTCAAACTCATGTTCAGGTGATAGTAAACAAGTCATAGATATTTTTCTAACTGGTGGTTCGTTTTGACAATTAACATCATTATCTGTATGCCAATCATAAAACCCACCCTCTGGATATTCTGTGTATTGTGCCATCTCAGTAATTTGCATACCATCAAAACCAAAATGATTACCGTTTGTTTGTAGCATTGTTTTTTCTATCTGTTTATACATCTCATTCATTTTTTTAAATGGTATCCAACTTATATGTGAGGTTCTTGTTTTAGTATCTATTACACCACCTTTAATACCTTGATTACTTCCAACGGATGCCGTAACTTTGGGTTCTGATCTTCCTGCATTAATTATCATCTGGCATTGTTCAGGTGTAAAAATGGGTTGAGTGGTTTCTACTAAATAAGATTTCCAACGCGGCTCTGTTGGTATCATGCTGCACCTCTATTTTTTACTGGATCAAATTGCACATCACAGTTTGCAGCAAGAGTTCTTCTAGTTTCAGTAGTTCCATTAAATGGATATACGCAGTGTCTCATGTCGTATGGAAAAATATAAAAGTCTCTAAGATCCATAGGCGGCTGATAATCTATTTTTGCAAACTGACCATTAGCTGCACCTAGTATTTGTAATCTTCCATTCTGTTGTACGTGACCTGCAGAATATTCTCTACCGTATGTTGACGGTAATTTTAAAATCATAACACTAGATAAACCTGTAAACAACATACCCCTATGAATGTGAGCAGGATTATATTCATGTTGTTTCATTTCATTAACCCAAATAGAATTAAGGTGTAGATCATAATCTCTTATTTTATTAAATGCTAAATAGTGTTTAAACATCTCTAAAAAATAATGTGTAACAGTTCTTGGTAATTTATTATGGTTTTTCATTTTTGATTGGTCTTGACCGTGATAAAATAAAGAATGCTCATCTTCTATTTTACCAACCAACTGTCCGTTAGCTTTATTTAATTTATTTTTATTAACCTCGTAGATATGATTAATTATTTGAAATACATCAAGAGGCACTTGATATTTTAAAACTGACTGACCTAAAAATACAAAATCAAATTTCAATGTGTCCATATCTTTCTCTAATACTTTTTGGTATCTTTTCTATATAAGGGTTATATACTTTTCTAACAGGTCCATCAAATAGTTTATGCATATTATCACCAACTATTCTATCATCATAAGATAGACTGTTTATTTTAATTTGATCTAAATTGTTAAAACGATGATTAAAATAAGGCTCACCTAAAAACTTATATATTTTTTTGAATTCTTGTTCAGGATTTGTAACAATGTCATCATATTTTACATGGTAACATATGTCAGGATAATTATATGAATTTTTAATAGATTTAAGTTCTTTTACAATAGCACCATCTTTTGTCATTAATTGTAATAGTTTTTCTTCATCTGTATTTCCTAATTTATTTACAAATGAATTAGGGTTTTCTGTATACCATTGCATATAACTTGCAAACACATCCATTAGATTTCTAAGTAAAACAATACATTTAAATTTATATTTAAAATGTTTTTGTATTAATTCAAAATTTCCAGGATTACCACTAAGCATTACAGGTCCACGATCTATAATTATTTTTTGAGGCCAATCTTTATAATATAAATTATATACATTATCTAAAATATTATCTAAAGATTTGTGATCAGGAAAGTTTTGAAACGTATCTATTTTTTTTATTAGATATAAATTTTTTATTATCTCTAATGTTACAGAATTACCTGTGCAAGCTATATCTGGATTTTGATTCATAATACTTGCAAACAAAGTATTTCCAGATCTAGGTAATGCAACTAAAAAAAATAATTTACGATTTTTGTTTTCCATCGTTTGTTATTTGTTCTTTCTCTTTGTAACTACTTTCTAATTCACCAGACTTTTTAATTCTTTGTAAAGATTGTAATTGACCCATCACATTAAAGATTTCAGCCTCACTTGAATTGTCATTTAATGATTTTGCTTTTTCATGATATTGCATTCCATAAGATTCTAGTTGATGCACATTAACATCTTTGTCATTAAATGATCCGTCGTTAAATTCTTTCTTTAATTTAGACCACATCTTAATTTCACGCATTCTATGTCTTGCAACTTTTTCCATAGATGCTTTACCAAATCTAGCTTCATCTAAATCTATTTTGTATTTAGTTGCTTTATATTCATCTTCTTCTTTTTCTATTTTTTTCTCTAGCCAAGTTATCTTTGCTTCATTTCTTCTGTAGTCAAAAGATAAATGCATAAGATTATCTAAATAACTAGATTGTTCTCTTACACACTGCCAATACTTTGAAGCTTTAGTTGGGTATCTGTTATCCTGCAACACAGAAAACCTTGCCTCTGTTTCTGTTCGAAACATTTGTTTCTTGGTCCATGTGTCCCGAAGCTCGTCTACCATACCTTTAAATGAAGACAGATCTTCTTGTGATAACAAATTATTTAAATGAGGTTCCTCACCTTGTAT